TTGTAATAATCTGTGGATTCTAATACCTTGCGATCGAACTGTTCTCTAGCTTCAATGTATGAACATTGTGCTTTTGAAGTGCAATAGTAAAGTATTTCTCTGGTGAAGTTTTCGGTGCCTAGGGTGGTTACATCAACAGTTAGATTTTCGCTTGAACCGTAGTACTCGCGCCAATCACTGTCAATTTTGGTTCTAATTTTCTTTTTTTTCTTGATGCCGTTTTTTTGCTTGACTGTTTTGTATGTGGTTTTTGAAAATTTAGCTAGTTTTTTGCCTATGTACTTGCGACCAGAAAGATTATTGGTGATCAGGTAAACAAATCCTATGCATTCTTCGGGCAGTGTCTCAACTGGAGTGTTTTGATAGTGCCATGTCATGCGAGAATTTGTTGTATTACCTTTGCAGTATAGTTATGCCTGGTTGGGTCAGTTACTGATTTTATTGTCTAAGTTCTGTTACATACTGCCATTGATTTTTTGAAGTTGTTATAACATTGTCGCTAGAGCAATTGCTCTTGCAAAGAGTATTGCATTCTGGTGTATTCCAGGATTTTTGAATTTGCTCAAAATCTTGATCAAATCCCACAAAATCTTTCTGCCTATTGCCGAGTATGCAACAAGGACTCAATCGTCCTTGAGAGTCAATATATGCACTTTGTTCAGACAATGCAAAACAATCAATCAAACCAGTTTTTGGTTCAGGTATGGCCCAGGTAGTCGGGCGTTTTAAATCACCAATCAATCGTCTATTACTGATTTTTGCACGGAACCAAAAGAACCCCATGTCACGGGCAAGCTGTTCACACTCTTGCACCTGGTGCTCATTGTGTTCATACACCAACATATCCCAGTGTGCTCTTCCACCTGCGTTGATATAAGTTTTGGCATTGGACATGAGTTTGGACCAACTTACATTTTTGCGATATATTGCATTGGTATTTTCTAAACCATCAATACTGAATACCACATAGTCACGTTGCCTGTTTAGTATGGTTCCCAGAGTATTCCACCAACCAGCAGATTGTAACGCTCCGTTGGTATTCATGCCTAGTGCAATTTCTGGGTTAACGTGACGAAAATGTTGATATATGTCCATGGTATACTTGCCAGCAGCCGGATCACCGTATAACCCGCACATGAACATCTTGGTTAGTTTGGCAATAGATGTATTATCAAAATGTTGATTTATTTGATCAACGGTTAGATGATGTTGAAGATGTTTTTTGAAGTCAGGGTCTAGTTCTCGAGAACACAATGCACATGCGGCTTGACACACATCTGTGGGTTCTAGATGCAATTCTCTAATATTACGACGTTGTGATACCGGTATGATTGTGTTCATTTTGCTAATACAGTTTTAATTTTTTTAGTAGATTTTGATTTTCGTACAGCATGCCTAAATTGTATCTGTTCTTTTGTGAATTAAATTCACTATACCAGGTATTGTTGTCTGTGCGTCCAACACTGGTATAATCATCTCCCCGCCCAAAATGCACAACCTTGGTGGCAGCAAGACCTAGTTTGTTGCACCAGTGTTGCTGTTGATCCCAGTACTTGGTCACGTTATAATCCACAGGAAACTGACTGATAATGTCCAATGCAAGACCAGCACTGAGTCGATTGCATATATTTTCATCGTTGCTGATCTGCATGGGATCTTGTGGTTTTGTCTTGCACATTCTTACTGCTATTTTAGCACACTGCACAGGAAAAGTCTTGCTTAAACTAAAAGTAATTTGCTCTATACAGTCTGCAGACAAATCAACGTCAACTGCATTGTTGCTGTTGGGCAAGTAGATAAAATCTACCAATAGCTTGACATCTACACGATTACATTCGTCCACTAGCCAATCAAAGTTTTGATGTTTGTCTCCAGTAAGTGCAAACGGATAGCTGCAAATACAAATGTCGTTGGTCTGTATATCATCATCTTCTATGTATGCCCAGTCAGCATTTATCTTGCTCCATATATCCATGTGCCACCAGTAGTCGCCACGAAACACACGAAATCGTTTGTTTTTGTTGAACAAATAGAAGTTGATAAAACTTTCTTGTGTGCCGGCACTGAACCCCACATACTTGAACTGATCAAAGTTGTGTAATTTATATCGAGTTCCTGCAGCAATCCAGTCTGGAAATTGTGATTCAAACTTTTCAACCACCCAGGGATCCAGTAAATGTTTTGCCAGATGAAGTCCTTGCACATATGATATCACATCAGGATCTTTGATGCTGTTGCCACTGCTGAATATACTTCGAGATCTAGCTTGCACTGCGTGAAATAACTGATTTGGTGGGAACGCCCAGACATATTCACCGGGCACATCCAGCTGATCAGCAGCACTGGCCTGTGCCAGTGTCCAGGCCAGTTGCTTTATTGTGGCAATATCTGTTGTAGTATCTTGCATGCTTGCTGATAATTGTTGTAGTCTTCTTCCCAGTGCGGATCGTTGTTGTTTTTTTCATGACGTGTTTTTAAAATCCATGGCAGTACTGGATTGCTAAATTTCAAAACAAATTCGCCATTGGGACCAAAGAACAAACAACTGGCATATACTGCACCATCTTGGGCTCGAAATTCACTGGCCCACTTTAGTTCTTCAAGATCGTATTCGTCGATTACAATTTGATCAAGTTCAAAACTACGGTCTCTTATGATGATTCCGTCTTTGACTATGGTATCACTGGGCTGCTTGTTCGTGTGCTCAATCACCAGCACACAATCAGATTCCAGTTGCTCAAACTCTTTTGAAAAATCTGCAGCAGCACCACGGTATAATTCCTGACCGTTCATGCGTATCACACAGTGCGGAGAGTCTGTAATGTTTTTAAATTTTAGTTGTAGTTTCATGTTTTATAAATTCAAAAAGGTCCCAGTTGTCAAAGACACTGACCAAGGAAATTCTGTTTTTGAATTGATCAGCATCTAGCGTCAGTTGATATACATCAAGCAAATTTGCTCGGTTATACTGTTTCCAGCGTTGATCGCCAATGGCAAACAGCACACAATCACAGGGCTCTAGCTCAAAAAATTCACATACTTCTTGTTGTCTATCTTTGTAGGTATTGTAAATGTAATCACAGCTGAATTTTTTAATCAGTGCAAGACCAATGTATGCACCAAGGGTGTTGTTGTAGTTGATTGAATCATGCAATGCTTGCCCATCAAATATGTTGGGTTTTGTATATCGTATACCAATGCGTAGATTGGCAACTGGAAAAGCCTTGCTCAAACTAAATGCCACAGTGTCTACACAATCGTGTGCAAGGTCAGCAGAAATATTTCCACTGATGGGATAATAACAAGCGTCAATCAGCACCGGAATACCAGCAGAGTCGCAGAGATCAAGTATGCTGTCAAGATCCGGCAACACTGTACCAGTATCACAAAAGGGCAAACTGACCACCAAGGCATCTCCAGACACAAGAGGGTCATGTTCAGTGATAAAACTCCAAGGAGTTGCATTACTGGTCCAGGTTTTTAAATGATAAAAATATTCACCAACAAAACATCTCATTCGGAGTTGACGGTGTCTATAGTAAAAACTATCAAAGCTTTGAGTGGTCCCGCTTGCAAAATCAATCCGGTATTGATCGAGTCCTTGTAACTGACTGCTAGTGTGCTGCACAATCCATTGGTGCATGGTTTCTTTAAATATAGAAAGATTTAATCGTTGATTCAATCCCAGCGTTCTGAGATCTTGAGAAAAAATTTCTTTGATACAATCAACTACCGCAGGATCTTGTACAGCTCTTGATCCTTGAAACAACAATCCAGCTTGATTTCTGCAAGAATAAAAATTCTTGTGTTCTCTGGCAGAAATAAGCCAAGCTAGCCTTTTATGCAAGTTCAACCTCGGTGTTGTAGTTGGTGAATCCGTTTTCTTTCACAACCTTGAGTATGTTTTCTACTCGCCCGCTCAGCTCGTCTCTATGACTCACAAGCCAGATACTCTTGTGACGTTCACGACTCATGCGTTTGAGCAAGGCCAAGGCATTTTCTACTCCTGCTGAGTCCAGACCATTGTCAATCAGTTCATCCACAAACAACAGGTTGATTGGAGAGTATAGGTTTTCCCAAACGTCACGGAATGCAAAGTTGAGACTCAAGATCAGTCTGGTGCGTTCACCGCGACTGAGGTTGTCAAAGTCCAGTTCGCGACCTAGTTCTTCAATACTGACGCTGAGATCGTTTTGAAACTTCACAGTGTGAGGTAGGCCAATGCGATCCAGGTAGTGTGTGAGCCTTGCGTTGAGATAACTTAGATTCTGATCAATGATCTTCTTGCGAACAAAACTGTCCTTGCTGGTCAGCAGTTTGAGCAAGAAGTCCTGATGCTCTTGCAGGCGATTGAGATCGTTCAAGGCATCATAACTCACAGTCTGCAGAGCCTGATCTGTCATGTCATTGATCTGATCAGTGTAGGGATCAGTTTCGGCTGTTTTGGTAGTGATCTGTTGCAACAGGTTGGCAACCTGACTCATGTGTGTGACAGCCTTGGCTTCGGTATCGTAGTGCGTGACTGGTCGAGCACCCAGCACAACTTCAATATACTCTGATACCTGTTCAGCATAGGGGTCAAGCTCTGCAAGTTTGGCATCAATTTGCTTTTGAATATTTTCCAACTCGCTTGAATGTCTAATAGCTTCTGCTTCAGTACGGTAGTGTGTAACAGGCTTCGCACCCAGTACACCTAGTGCGGCCAATGCTGCGGCATGTTCGATCAGCTGATTGTTCGTGGCCGCAGCCTGTAGCTCAGCTTCCTGCAGGGTTTTGCGTTTGGTTTCTAGTACTGATTCGTGACTCCCATCGTGGAACTCTTGTCCACAAGCATAGCATTTGTGTGCTTCTAGTTCAGAGATCTCTGCACCTAGTTTAGTAATAGCAGCCTGTTCCTTGTCATCATCAGCACGGCAACGAGCAATCAGTTTTTCAAGATCCGCTGTGTTCTTGACCTGGTGGGTGTGAGCAATCAAGGCAGTGTGTGCAGCCAGTTCGGCCGCAATGTCAATGTGACTTAGTAGATCATAATTGGCACGAAATTCCGCCACATCTCGAAATTGTTTTTGTCGCCAGGCTGTAGATCTAGCCACCAAGGCAGTGTGCGCATCCTGCGCTGTCTTTTGTTGACTGTAGACAGCAAGATCTCGATGTGCCAACAACTCAGCTTCAATGTTGATCTGTGTTAGATCAGCATACTGTGTGGCAAGATATTCAAGATCACTGTCTTGCTTTTTTTGCCACAGCACTCGGCGACGCTTGAGACTTTCGATCTGTTCTGCAATACGACTGTTGGCTTCAACCACTGCTCTGATTCTAAATTCTTCTTGAGACACAGCATCTTTGGTGCCTCTGGCCAGTTCCTTGATAGCATCAGCACGTTCACTCAGCAGCGTAATGCCCAGCAACTGTTCAATGATAGTTCGCTGATCATTGGCTTTCAGTCCCAGGAACGGTTCGGTGTAGGTGTTTAGCGCCACAACATGTTTGAACATGTCATGACTCATGTTCATGATACGTTCCACAGCGTCTTGTGTTTCTCTTGAATCACCTTGTGCTTCGTCTGTGGCCACAGTGGCTTCATTGTTCACATAGAACTTGAGTACGTTGGGTTTGCGCCCACGTTCAATTCGGTACTCAGCGCCGTTGACTGCAAACTCTAGACTCACTAGCATGTTTTTGCCGTTGGTCTTGTTTACCAGATTGTCCTTGCGGATGTTTGACAGAGCTGTGCCATACAAGGCATAGCTGAGTGCATTGATGATTGTGGTTTTACCTGTACCATTGCGACTTCCGTCACCGCCGAGGTCAAGATTCTCGCCCAGCACCAGGGTAATGTCCTTGCGATCAAAGTTGATGGCTTGGGTAGCAGCACCCACGCTCATGAAGTTTTTTACAGTGAGATTGTTAATTTGTATCATTACGTATCTTTATTGCTTCTTGATAATGTCGATACAACATATTTTCTACTGCATTGATCTCTCTATGGTTGCGCCACTGCAAATCAATACTGGGCATAATATGTTGTTTGATAAAATCAAATGCTACCAACGGAGTAGGTTGATGTATGCCTAAATCTAAATTAGAATATTTGCTCTTGCGGGCAAAATCTCTCATGCCTGCTAACGGTTCGTGACAAATCCAGTTTGCATCAATATTAAGGTATTTGCTAGTTTCTACAAGCATAAAACGATAGTCAATTTTGTGTTGTTCAAGTAACAGTTTAGCATATTCAACATATATTTGCGACCTTAATTGGTGTTGTCTAACAGTGATATACTGTTGATGATACTCTATTACGGCACTAGTTTTTGACCCACTACTGATCCAAAATTTATTGTCACCACAATCAACTACGTTGTTATTATACATTTGATCACTTGCAATAACATCTTTCCAAAATTTAGGATTGGGATGATCAAGAACTAAATCCAATCTGTTCGGGAGTGCCCATTGAATTATTACTACGTTTGCATCATTGATGTGTTGTTTTAATTGATTTACTATAAATTCGTTACCTGATCCATACCTGCTGAGATTATTAAGATCTACTCCTTTGGTCATCAACTTTATAATTTCTGGCCACTTCCAGTACTTGGGATACCACATAGGAGCAATAGTACTGTCACCATATCCGTCAGACAATGTCAACAACTTCATGCAAGTAACTTTATAATCTGTTTGGTATTAGAAAAAAAATCAGAAAAATCGTTGTGCGGAACTTCTATACCAAATCTTATCCAAATATAATAATAAATTACAGATTGTGTCCATATGTCTGTAATATAATCAAGATTACACAATTGTTTGCGTTCTACTAATGTTATAATTTCTTGTGCAATCTTGATTGGTTCAATGTATTTAACATTTCTAAGATGCCACTCAGTCCATAGCTGGTCAAACGGTTCTACCTTTACAATTGAATTTAACGTATTAAACAAATGTTTGTAGATTAACAAATCATCTACATTTAATAAAGTACCGGTTGTGTGTTTCCACGCTGATCTCAGTGGATGATCACGCAAAAATAAAAAATATTTTTCTCGTCTAGCCCAAGAATCTTGGGTGGTCCAGTTGTTGATGGGTAATTCGTGCTCAAGACTGCTCTCCATGGCTTTGTCTATCATTGTTCGAGCAACAATAGGCCAAGTATAGTCGGTATAGCAAATTTTAATAACAGTTGAATTGGGAAAGACAAATTTAAACTGTTCGTTTTCATCATTGATACCATTATCAATCAATACTGAATAATTTTTTTTGTCGTTGAATTCAAAGGGTTTTAGCCAGATACCATGTAAGTATTTGGGCACAACCAAATCAAGATCGTGACTATTTCCGTTGTTGCTGAATGTTAGCTGTTTTTTTGGTCTAACAAAGTTTTTACCATGCAATGATAAAACTGCATTGACAAAGTGACCAAACCCTCCACTGGGATACCACACACAGTAGATCATAAGTTTTGGTAGATCTTCAACAGCAGTTTGTTGTCGTAGAATTCACTTGCAATGTTGGTGATCTGATCTGTGACAATTTGATCTACTGATTCAAACTTGATCTCACCGGGTGCCATGTCTGTGTCTACAGAACTGGACTTGTTGGGTATCAAGGCCATCTCTCTAAGCCCGTAGTCTCGTATAAATGTTTCTTTGATAAAGTTGGCTTCTTCGTAGCTGATCTCAATGTCCAACTGCACACGCACATGCATGCCGGGTGCCAGGATAGTGGCAGCATTGTCGATGATGTTGCTGAGACCAAACACACGATATCTGGGCTGATCTGGCCAGGCATGAAATTCAGGTTCCTTGCCCCACTCTAGAATCATCATGCCACGATCATCGTCGCCGGCGTCGGCATAGTTATGCGGAAAACAATTGCCAATGTAGGTGATGTTCTTTTTGGTCTGTCGCTTGTGAAAGTGTCCTGTAAACACATGCTCAAAGCCGGTGAAGTGTTCACGTTGCACTTCGCCATGATCAGGCATTTCAATCTGTGCATTCATCAAGTATCCGGGCAGCTCAAAGTGCCCAAACATGTACTTGCCGGTTAGTTTAGGTATGCGTTTATGATCGTCAGCTACTAACCAAGGAGCAATGGTGACATTGCCGCTACTGAACCAGTCATTGCAGATGTGTACATTGGGGAGATGTTTGGCCCACTCAACACTTTGAATATCGCGTTTGTCACGATAATACAAATCGTGATTTCCAGGAATAAAATAAACAGTAGAAAAATTAGCATTCATGTGCTCCAGTGCTTGTAGGCTGTAGTTGAGTGTGACAATGTTGAGACTGGCTCGATTGTTGTGCCAGTCACCCAGGAACAGGCAGGTCTCGCAACCTTGTTCTCGGGCCTTGGCCGTAGCCCATTTGACAAAGTTTAGGCAGTCCTCATTGTGTTGAGTGCTGTTGCTCTTGAGTCCAAAATGTATGTCCGTGAAGACCGCTGCTTTGTGAAATAGGTTCATGTAGATTTGGGTTGATATAGTAACTCATGCAAGTGTACACTATTTGTGGGGAACTTGTCAAGCCCGTAACACCGAATTTCATACCCAAGATTTCTCAATTGCCATTGGATCCAGGCTTCGCTGAGCAGAGATAACGGTTCCCACAAAAGATTTTGATTGTTGGTCACTGCTTGTATGATATCGGCTCAAATCGCATCATGATGTAGATATTTTTGATTTTTTAAATTTTGTTCATGAAACGGCAACAAATCCTGAATAGGCCGCACATACTCTATGTTACAAAACAAACTTATTTTTTGCAGGGTTTCTTCAAAATTATTCAGCAGGTCTTTGACAGTGATCATGTGACACTTGGGATTTTGCCAAGTGTCAGGATGATACCATTCTACCTGACCATGCCAAGAAGGCATAAAATATATACTTAGAAACTCTCTTCGAATCCAGTTGGGAACGTCTTGTATTGCTGTGCCAGCCGCCACTGGCCAATTTTGATAAAGTTGATCTGCCTCACCAGCGCTCGAAGTTAAAAAATAATCAATCTACCAATTGTCCCAAATTTTGGTAAAATAATTGTTGATAGTTAACAATACACAATCACGATCAGGATAGATATAGATCATGTGTTGCACAATGTCACAAACTTGATCTAGTCTATTCGACATTGAATGTTGCGTTTGAGTTTTGGGATGAAATCGTGCAAATTTTGTTGATTGAGTTGTATTTAAAAAACTAAAAAGAACACTGGAATTTAAAAAATGGCCACGAAATTTATGACTATTCCCCACAGCAGTAAACGGCGAAACCAACTGATCGGTACCGGTAAGACTAGTCAAGCACCATTCAAGATAGGTACCATATGTCCCTCCTTGATATGCAATGGGTATGATTTGAGACTTCATGCAACACTCATGTATTTTATAATTTCTGGCGGATGCAAATTGACCCACATGTTGATAAATTTTATATGTTGATCTGTGACTGATAATCCAAGCGGCTCAAGAAGAGCTGCACCTTGGCTACGAACAATATCTTTGAGATCAATAACATGATTGCTATACTGCGCCAAATCAACACAATCCTCATGCACCACCTGATGATTGATTTGATAATTTTTTTGTTTGATCAAAAACCATTGCTCCCAACTGTTGGAATTCTTTAACTCAATAAAATCTTCATACTGTTGTAATTCTTGTATTATGTTGTCAGGTAACTGTTGTACTCCTGAAATAGTGGTACAGTCGGGCCAGTCAGGATCTTTAATATTATTGTAAAAAGAAACAAAGTGGTAGTCTAATGTTTTTGGGCCAATTGGCGAACCAGGATAATAAAAACTAGCATTTTTATATTTGCTCAAAGTCAATTGCAAAAACAAATCAGTGTAAATTAATATTTTACAAGATAGGATATTTTTCCAAGTTGATATCAATGGCCCACACTCAAAAAACAATCTTGGCGAATCAAAATTTTCAAGAGTTTTTTCATTATCCGGCCAAACTTCTGAGCGTTTCCAGTGCGCTGCATTTTTGATGCTCCACTGCGATTCTAAAATTTGATCAAACGGTTGTGATAAACTGCAATTATATCTGTCAGACAGCAGCAGCAAATGCAGTGCAAAAAATCCACCACACCCACCACAATACCCTAGGTATATGTCATCCAGCTGATTCAATTTAAGTTTCTTCTTGTTGCGTTGCAGGATAAGTTGTGATTGTGACTGGACCGCTCATGGCCGCCATTGAGTGCTTGCCGGAATTTTGTCGTGTCCATGAAGGGTTGAGTCCGTTCATCTCCAAGATGTCATCGCGAATGTTTTGACTTTTCTTTTCAATGTTCAGGATACGAGTAAAGCTATTGGTAATAGCGGCAGTATAATACGCAAAAGGGTTCTGCGATTTTGACTCGTCGAATTGCAATCCGATCTGGCTGAGTTGCAGCAGGGCTTGTCCACGCATTTCTTCATTGTAGGTGTATCCTCTCCAGTTTGATCTTGTGGCATAACGTTCGCACAGTTTCATGAACATCATGGCCAGTTTCCTAGTCATGTCACCGTGGTCCTTGGAAAACTCCCCGGTTTCAAGATCGCCCTTCCAGTGGCTCTTGCCTACCAGGAACGGCACCTTGGCGTCGTCTATGCGATAGTGAAAAAACGGAGGGAAGTTTACTCGAATGTGTGTGGGATCCAGCATTGGTGCATCAATCAGATCAGCTAAGGGATCTTCAACCACTTCATCCAGTTCTAGCAAATCTTCCAGTTTGCTGCGCTTTTTTGCTTCGGCCTTGGTGATTTTCTTTGGTGCCATGGGTATGTGTTCCCAGGTCATGACGCGAAACACAATGTCTGTGTTGGGTATTTTTTTTGGATCAACGATCTCACCGGTTTCACGTTTGATACGATCAGCACGATTTCTACGGGCTTCGGCTATGGTTTTTTGATTAATCTTGCTCACACTTGGCAGAATAATATCGCACTGGTGATCTAGATCAGGATCTCTATAGGCACAGTAGTTTTTCTTGCTGGAATGAATTTCTTTGAGAATGTCTCTGTTGTTGAGATAATTGGTTTTTGGTGTGGTCCTTGCGATGATTGCCATTAAGACAGGTCCTTAAAATATTACTTAGTATAACATATTTTGCCGCTTTGTCAACCTTTATA